CGATGAAGGCCTGCCAAATCAACCACGAGCGGACGGGTTACAACAACCCCGATGCTGACGGATACATCGAGCGATTCTTCCGGTCGCTGAAGGAGGAGGAGGTCTGGCTGCAAGAATACAGCAGCTTTACCGAGGCGAAAGCGGCGATCGAGTCATACATTCACTTTTACAACACGGACCGACCTCATTCCGCACTAGGTTATCGGTCACCGTCGGAATTCAGAAACTGGAAAATGCAACAGAACGCAGCGTGAGACGGTTTTTATCTGAATTGTAAATCTATCATCTCTTTCTTAAAAGCCATCCCATCTGTCTTGACAATGTGGGGTTCAATACGAAAATTCTCCCTGCGTTCCATGACGCGTGGCGGGCTGTGAAGAAAAGTGAACACCTGTACTACGTGTTCAAAGGCGGCCGCAACAGTTCCAAGTCAACGCACATCAGCATCATGTTGATCTATGAACTCATGCGCTATCCCATCAACGCGTTGTGCATGCGGAAAGTCGGAGAGACGATTGAGTCCTCCATCTTCGAGCAGTTGCTATGGGCGATTGACTTTCTCGGTGTGAATCACTTGTGGAAGGTCAACAAGAGCCCGCTGAAACTGACATACCTTCCGCGTGGAAATTACATCACATTCCGTGGCGCTGATAAGCCAGAGAAAATCAAGTCCATCAAGACGAGTAAGTATCCAATCGCACGTCTCTGGATCGAAGAGTTGGCGGAGTTTCAAACGGAGGATGAAGTATCGACCATCGTAAATTCGGTGGTTCGTGCAGAGCTTCCGGAAGGGCTCACGTACAAGATCTTTTACTCCTACAACCCGCCGAAACGTAAGCAGTCATGGGTAAACAAGAAGTTCGAGAGCAATTTCATATCCGACAACGTGTATGTGCATCACTCCACGTACCTGGATAACCCGCACGTCTCACAGGCGTTCATTGACGAAGCCGAAGAGATCAAGCGAAAGAACCCATTCAAGTATGACTGGGAATACCTCGGCAAACCCATCGGTAGCGGAATCGTACCGTTCACTAATCTGGTGTTTAGGACCATCACTGATGAGGAAATCAGCACCTTCGACAACATCCGGCAAGGCATTGACTGGGGCTATGGTGCTGACCCATTCGCATTCACACGTTGGCACTACGACAAGACGCGCAGGCGTCTTTTTTGTTTGGATGAGATTTACGGTGTGAAGCTATCAAACCGTCAGGTGGCCGAGGAAATCAAGCACCGTGGATACCACACGACCTTGACCATTGCCGACAGTGCAGAGCCGAAGTCCATTGATGAAATGAAGATTGAGCATGGCATCCGCATCAAACCGGCGGAAAAGGGGCCGGGTTCAGTCGAGTATGGGGAGAAGTGGCTTGACGACCTGGAGGAAATCGTAATTGACCCCAAGCGAACGCCAAACACGGCGAAAGAGTTTGAGGACATCGACTACCAGACGGACCGAGACGGCAATCTCAAAAACCGACTGGAGGACAGCAACAATCACACGATTGACAGTTGCAGGTACGCGCTAGAGGACGACATGAAAGCACCGCGTAAGTCCAATATCTCGTTTCTGGGGTGATTGTATGGGATGGCTACCGTATGCCTTCCGGGACATCGTGATTGACCCTGTAGGACGCTGGAGCGGCGTCATAGACCTGATTGACGACAAATGGGTTTACATCGTCCATGCACAGGCGTCAGCACGTCACAGAAAGCGAACAGGACGGTTCAAGGGGATTCGACTGGACCGTGAGCGGTTTGACCGTGATGTGAGAAACGGGCGGTACGTGATTGTGCCGTGCGCGTGACAAGACGGTCTGTAGAAAGGTGGTGACAACTTGGGAGCAGAGTTCATTGAGGTACAGAAAGCGGGTCCGGAATTGGATCCTGCGCCAGCCGGGGTGCAATATTACTCGGCATATCAAAACCTGTACGGCATCGCACGGACGTATTTTGAACTGTACAAGCGGGTGAGTTGGGTTAAGGCGTGCGTGGATATTATCGCGGACACGGCGACGAGTGAACCGGCCATCATCCGCGTTGCTGATCAGCAGCAGGAGTTGGATGACCAGGATGAAAACCCGCGTATTCGGGCGCTGAAGACCGTACTAGACCGCATCAACCCAAACTACGACAACATGGAACTGGCGAACATGAACATCCGCGCCATGGAGATTAACGGCACGGCCTACAACCGCATTCTCCGCAAGGCAGGCGGCAAACAATTCGTCGGGATGGAATACATCTCATTCACGCGCGTTAAGCCAAACGTGGACGACAACGGGGAGATAGTTTCGTGGTCTGTTCGCAACAAGCGTGGTAGCGGAGTCACGGTGATACCAGCGCGTGACATGGCCGTGTTCAAGTTGCCACATCCGGACGATGATGTAATAGGGATGTCTCCGCTTGAATCTCTCGACCTACCAACGGCGGTGGACATCCAAGCGCAGAAGTTCAACGAGGCCGCGTTCCGCAACGGTCCGTATGCGTCGATGGTGCTCAAAATGAACAACGCGGATGAAACGGAAGTCACCAGGAACCGCGAATATATCAATGCCAACTTTACCAAGCCGGAAAACGCACATAAGCCCATGTTACTTGAAGGCGACGTTGAGATCGTCGGTGACGCGCTCATGCGGCGTGCTATTGACGGATCCTTCATTGAGCTTCGCAAGCTGACGCGCGAAGAAATCTGTTCCGTCTACCGCGTTCCGGTGACGAAAATCACGACGGACGGCGTGAACCGAAGCAACACGGAACAGCACGACGTCACATTTATCCGTGACACGATTGAACCTTTGCAACGCCTCTATTGGAACCAGTTTAATCGCCGGATCTTGCAGCAAGAGCTAGGTATCTATGACATGTACCTGGTCGCAGGAAAGAAGCAGGACGTGACCATGGAGGCCGTGAACATTGCGAAGGGTATGATCCAAGCCGGTGCAACCATCAATGAGGCCCGTAAGGTGATGAACCTCACTAGCCAGGATGGATATGATGTGCCGATGCACGCGAAGTTGGTTGTGCCAGAAGACAACGCGGAACAGGCGGCGGCATCCGATAACAAAGGCCAGACGCTGATTGAACCCGCACCAAAACAGAACGTGAAGAAGGCACAGTCAGATGACGCAGGGATTGCGGTCGAGCCGTCAGACACGTCAGATGACGAGAAAGAGTTCATGGCGATTTACCTCGCGCTGATGGCGAGTCTTCGCAAACGTGCGAAACCTGCGCAATCACTACATGACCTGCTGAACGCCTGGACACCAACATCGGCAGACATAACAGCACTGACGGACGCCCTGACCGAGTTGTATCACTCTGTATGGCTGCAATCGTACAACCGTAGGCGCATTGAACTGGGTCAACAGCCATTGTCCGAGTTGCCTGCGGATGTGGCGCATAAGTTGCAATTGCTTGCGCAACAGACCGCGCAATCCATTATGGACACGTACAAGGGCGAGATGGCCGACAAGTTGCAACAGTTGGCATCCGAGTACAGTTCACAGTCTCCTGCTGAACTCTTGAAGTCGGTTGTCGTGGACATGACGGACTGGTTACGACAACGTGCCGCATACAAGGCGGAGCAGATTGCAGTGACCGAGGCCGGGCGCGCGTGGAATGTTGCGCTTTTCACGCATGACAAAAAGTACGCGCCAGACACGTTGTACACCGTGTTGCCAAAGGAAACCGAGCATGAAGCGTGCCAGGAGATTATCGACGGTGCGCCGTACACGCTGGATGACATTCCTGCGTCACTGCCACTTCATCCGAACTGTCCACACAGGTACTATGCAATCACCAACAACGCTGTCACTGTAGCCTGAAAAGGAGGTGAGAACTTGCTATCGGATAAGGCGATTGACGAGATTGTGAGCATCATCAAGGCCAAGCTGACCGCTGCGGAACGCAAGGATTTGCAAGACAGTGACTTTGCAGTGCCGGATAAGCGAGAGTTGCCGATTCACGACGCGGAACATGTCAGACTGGCGTGGGATATGGTCGACAAAACCAAAGACCTCACAGCCGAAGAGAAGGCGGAGGCCAAAAAGCGGATTCTCGCCCGAGCGAAAGAACTCGGCATTGACACAAGCGACTGGAAGACCGATGAGGTCAAGAAGGCCGCTATTTTTGTGCCGTTTGAGAAGGCAGACGAGGAACTGGGTGTCATATTCGGCACCATCAACAAAGCGGACGTTGAGGATGCAGACGGTCACACGATTCCGGCTAAGGAACTCGAGCGCGCCCTGTATGACTACGTCGCAAAGTGCCGCGTGGTCAAGGATACACACGGCGATGAGTTACCAGGTGACATCGTAGCCGCCTGGATGTTCCCGGATGGCTCCGCGAAGATTGGCTTCCGTCCATCCGACCCCGAGGTGTTCGAAAAGGCCAAACGAGGCGAATACGTCGGGTTCAGTATTGGTGGCTTCGGTCAACTCGTCGACTAAGGAGGTGATAAAGGTTGGGCAAGAAACTCACAAACCTGCAAATGGACGAAATCTCACTTGTCCGAAAGGGGTTCAGACCAAAAAACCCAGAGGCGACCATCGAGTTTTTCAAGGCGTACCCCGATGAAGCTGCCACGGAGACATCCGAAGGCGGCTTTTTTAGTCGGATCCGCAAGGCGTTCGAGAGAATTACGAAAGGTGCCGTGGCCGACAAGGTCAACCGCGACCGTCCGCACCGCGAAATCAACGAGGCGCTATGGGCACTATCTGACGCGCTCGATGATATTCGGTGGGGATGGCAAGCGGCCGGTATGACTGACGAACAGAAACGGCAGGCCATGCATGACGTTATCGACGAAGGCGCGAAACTCATGCATGAATCCGTGGACAAAATCGGTCAAACCGATGTCACAAAGGCCATGGACACCAAGTCCGGCGCCAACTACGAGCAACAAGACCTAAGCACGAACAGCCCAGGTAAGAAAAAGAAAAAGTCGGCGGACGACCCGGACGACGATGGAGACATCGACGACTCGGATCCGGCACTAGATACCGACAACGACAAAGGGAAAGGAAAGGTGAAGAAAGCAGTGGATGAATTCAAGAAAGCTATCGAGGACGCTCTGGCAACAGTGCCGGAGACTATCAAAAAGGCCGTGGAGGATGCTACGCAGCCTGCTCAAGAGGCCATTTCCAAGGCTCAAGAGGACGTTAAGGCGGCTTTTGAAAAAGCAACCGCCGATATCTCTAGCCTTGTGGAGTCTGCAAAGCAAGAGATCGCAAAGGCAGTTGATGACGCAAAGATTGAGCTTGGCCGCATAAGCAAGGCACAGCCTGGGACAACACAAGACACCCCAGTAATCAAATCAGACACAGCTTTCGGCGATGCGATTCGCACGCTGATGAATTCCTAATTGGGAGGCGATTTGATCAATGGCAATGGATATGGCGTATGTACGAAAAGCGATGGACACCGTGGCTGGTGCCAATTATGAGCGTAAGGACCTTTCGGCCGTCATTACACTGGTTGATGGGCCTCCGCGCCCGCTGTTGCAGGCGATTCAACCCGGTAAAGCCAAGGGCAAGACCCACTACTGGAATGAAGTCGGTCTTGTTGCTCCGACTGGTTCCACGGGCTACTATCCGGAAGGTGGGAAGCCGACTGCAGACAACAACGTGCCGAACCAGTTGAGCAACCACGTCATGCGCGTTGGTAAAACGGCTGCTGTCACTGACTCCATGGCAGCGGTATGGACCGGGGCCGGATCTTATCGTTTGGCGGACGGCGAAATGGAACGCCTGTTCCAGGAAGCGATTGACCTGCAAACGGAACTGAAGACCACCGAAGTCTTGAACGAGGTCGAGTACATCTTCATCAACGGTGACACAGCCAACAACAGCGCGTCTGTTGACCAATGCGACGGTTTGGTGAAAGTCATCAACGCTGGAAATGGTGCCGTTGTTAGTGCTCAAACGGATGGCACAGCACTCGAAGAATCTCTTGTGCGCGATCTCGCCAAGCAGATTGCGGATAACAAGCCTGCCATGTACCCTGACTTGCTGCTTGTCACTCCCGGACAGCGCGAAGTTGTCAACACATGGCGTCCGCAAATCATCACGTCGCAAACGAGCAACCTCAAAGCCGGTTACAGCGTAGATACCTACGACACTGGCTTCTTCACGGTCACGGTGAAGACGGAGAACTGGTTGCCTGCAGGTACCATGCTGCTGGTGAACTCTAAGATGTTGTCACGCGCTGACCTGATTCCGCTTGGTGCGGAAACGCTGGCTCGCGTTGGCACGAGCTTGGAGCGCATGGTCACCACAGAGACCACACTGGAATACCGCATGTTGAAGTCGTTTGGCAAAATCACCGGGCTGGCCGTTTAATCGGCTGGCCCTTTTGGTGGTGACGACATGAAGTTTGGCTCGAACTACGCAAGTCTACGGATCCCATATGGGGTCCCACTCAAAGTGATTCAGTTTCGTTTCGGTGAGTACGAGACTTCGGACCCTACCGAGATCGAGATCCTGACGAATCACTCCGAAACGTTCCGGATCGGAGGTGACACTGATGGGCAAAGCGGCGGTAACGGAAACAAGACGCCTAAACCGCGTCGCACGAGTGGCAACACTCGTAAACGGACCAGTGGCAGCGAATCAGGACAGTGATGTCGCAGAAGTCGGCAATATCGATACGCTGACGGTGTTCTTGGACGCTAGCGGGGCGGCCACAGTTACCGTCTACACGTCACCCGACGAGCAGAACTGGTATGTCGCGCAGGCGTGGAGTCCTACCGGAGCCGCAAGCGATGCCGTCAATGTCGCTCCGGCTCCGTTTGTAAAAGTACAGTCGTCCGCCGCAATCACGTTGAAGGCCCAGGTGTACGGCGTAGGCGGGTGGTAAGCGTGGCATCGTATGCGACACCATCCGACCTTAACACGTACACTGGGCAAACCGTAGATCCTGCGCTCGCACAATTGTTGCTCGACACGGCAACACAGGCCGTTGACAGTTACTGCAACCGGACATTTCAGTTGACCAGTACCACGGAGTTGTACTACGGAAACAACAGCAACACGCTGATGCTTCGGAACTACCCGGTGCTGAAACTGACGACAGTGCGCATTGTGATGCCGGGAGAGCTTCAGTTTAACATCCCGGTATCACAACTGCTTGTGCAGCCGGAAATCGGCAAAGTGGTCAACTACACGCCGCTCATGTTCCAGACACTCGGGTATGCTGCGGTATTCCCCGATAGCATCCCGATTCGTGTCGAGTACACGTATGGTCCGCGTGCCATGGTGAGTGGTGACAGTGGAACAGCAGACAGTCAATACAAGACCTATACGTTCAGCAACAAGAACTGGTTTCAGACGGCGCCAGTGAACGTGTACAAGAACGGTCAACTGCTGAAACCTGGCGTGGACTACACCGCGGACTACGACAACGGAACGATAACGCTGACGAACGCCGTCGCGGAATCTGATGTCATCACCGCCGACTACTGGTATTACCAAGTTCCATCGGACATCAAACTGGCAACACTCATGCTGGCGACGAAACAGTTGAACCTTCCAAAGAACAATAAGCTCATGATGGCATCGAGAGGAGATAGCGACTTCAAAGTGCAGTATGGTGTGGTTGATGCGCTCGCTGCCATGGATCAGCAGGTGTCGTCATTGCTTGCCTCCTACAAACGTAAGGGGGTGTGGTGATGGCTATTGACTTTGCGCAGGAAAAACGGGACTTCATCATCGAGTACGGCGACCCCATCACCATCCTCCGTTCGTCAGGGAATGTATCCACCTTTGGCCGATACGTGAAAGGGCGGCAGCTGCTCTCCCCGTTCGAGATCAACTTCATCAGGTTCATGATGTTCGCCTGGGACAGCGGCGTTCAGCGCGGCGACCTCATCCAAAACGAGACCACCGGCGCGCAATTCCTGGTGGCGTCCACTCAAGAACACACGCTGCAGCAGTCCCTCGTCAGCGTGGAGGCGGAGCTGTACATGGTCAATTACCCGACTGTGGAGATTCAACGTGTCATGCCTCCGGAGTATGACGACTGCGGCAATCCTGTCGATGGGTCGGGTGGTTGGACATCCATTGCATCCGTCCCCATGACCGTAGAACACGTGAATGGCAACGTCCCATACAAGGACGGACTGCTGCTGGCGGATACGGTGTTTAGGCTGACGATGCAGACCGCCGTTCCGCTGCAATTGATGGAACGTGTGATCATCGACGGTAACCCCTACGCAGTGAGCGACATCAACCGAAGCGTTTCGCCGGGGTTGCTTGTGGCTCAGGTGAAGCAGGACATGAGGTGATGCCATGCCGATAGAGACGCTGCTGTCGTTTGACAGTCAGGGCGCGTTTGAAGCTTTCTCGCAGGCGCTGGAGGCAGTGGTAAAAGACCTCGCCGACACAGTGCTGGAGAACGCGCGCGCAAACCTTGGCGGGGATTACCCGGAAGTCTCTGCATCGCTGCAGGCGAGTTTGACCAGTCTGGCGCAGTCCGGACTGATTGACGGACAGATTGGTTCAGACCACTGGGAAGCGTGGTTGGCTGAGTGGGGCAGCGGTTCACTGATGGACCGCACGAATCCGGACTTGGCGCAATACATGGGTTCAGAACTGTGGAACCCGGTACGCGATGGGTTTGACATCACCGGCCGGCCGGAGGGCCCATATCTCGGGCTTGATGGTGCCCTTCATGAGTCGTCCGGTAAACTGGCCGGCATCAGCCTGGAGGACTTGGTGGAGCATGACCCGGCGTTTCGCGAGTGGGCGGATACGCACGTTGGGCCCGGTGCCTTTCAACCCAAGCCGCCGCTGCACTTCATACGCGATGCCTTGGAATCGAATCGCGCGCTCATCATCGACCAACTCAACGGGGTGCTGGAGACGTTCAACTTCGGCGCCTTCTTGGTATAGGGGGTGGTTATGTGGGCTCTGCGGAATTGCTCGACCAAGTGTGGAAGTTGCTTGCGAACGATGCGACGTTCCTTTCGCTCCTCAGACTCACCACATCGACGGACAACGCAACAAAGGCAACCAAGATCGTGAAGGAAGAGGAAACAGACGGCATCGTCACGACAAGCACCATCCCGATGTGCCTGCTCTACATCCGCCCGGGTAAAGCGGACGTCCGAACACCGACCGTGTACCTCGGCAAGGTGGTCATTGACTGTTTCGCGAAGGATGGCAACACGGCACGTAAGATGTACGAACAGGCGCTGGCGCTGATGCAGAACTGGGAGCCGCCCGGTTTCTTCGTCAGCCGCATGGCATACGACACATCGTTCAAAACAGGCATCACAGGTGTAAAGGGACATCGAGTGTACTTCGATGTCTCTTATTTTGTTGGATAACGAAAAGGAGGTAGATAGCCTTGGCACTGATCATCCCGAACGTCGGTAATGCTGTCCTTCTGGATCCGGTAACGGGGGCAATCAAGGCGCCGTTCACCAAGATGGATTCGATCAAGCTTGACATCGACGGAAAGTTGACGCCTGTCAATGCTGGCCCTGGCATGTATCCCATCGTCAACATCTCAGCAGACCGTGCGCCTAAGGTCACTCTCCAAGGCTCCGAGTTGCCTTTGGCTGCAGCCAGCGCGCTGACTGGCGCGAATGTGACGGTGGCCGCAAGTGGTTCTGCCGTACAACAGGCCATGGTTGATTATTTGACCGTCGCAGCGGATGGTACTTTGACCTTAACGTCGCCAATTTCCGAGATTGTGACAACTGTGTCCATCATGAGCGTCTCTGATGGGAAACTGTTTCAAGGGGTCGCCTCTTCGCCAACAGCAGGCCAATATCAAAATCCGTCTGGCGGGGAATCAACGCTCACGTGCAGCACTGCGGATGCTGGCAAGTCTGTGGTCGTTTCTTACACTACAGACATCACGACCGGTGGAAAGATCGATGTCCTCACCACCTCGATCCCTGGATCATACAAACTGGTTGCACAGGGGAAGGTCGTGAACTCTGAAGACCCATCGAAGAAATTCGTGCCAATCACGTTTGTTGTGAACTCCTGTCAGATGATTGGCACCTGGTCGATGTCCATGGAACGTCAGAAGGCATCAAGTAACTCCGTGGAATTGAATGTCCTCGACCCGGGAGGAAACTTGCCTGCTATCTCCATCATCACACAGGCGAAGTTCGCGGGGTGATGACCAGTGGCTAAAAACACGCCGATCAAGGAAGCGCTTGGACTCGGCGAGGTCATCAAGTTCAGCGATGGGACGCAATTGCCCTGCGTCCCTGCTTGTCTTGCCGACCTCGAGGACGCCATACAACATTGGGCGAAGTCACTTGGCTCCGGCCTGAGCATCCAGGGCTGCTATCTCCCGGGCAACGAGGAAGCCAAAGAGGCGTTCGAGGAGTTATTGTTCATCGCATGTGGCCGCAAAATCCCGAAAGAGGAATTGCGGCGCAAAGTCACGGTAGCCGATGGCGGCAGGGAGGTAATGGACTTCCTGGCGCGATTTCTGGGCCTTAACCTACGACCGGCCGGAGAGCAACAAGGGTGACGGAAAAGAATCATTGTCATGGGATGAAGTGATTGCCAAGCTGGCGTTCTTGGGCATACCTCCAGAGCGAGTCGCCCGCATGACGTTGCGTCAGGTGCATTTCGTGATGCGTGCGATAGGCGATGACATGAAATTTAAGGTGCGCCTGGCTGGCAGAGACGTGCCCGACGAAGACAAAGAAGCAACGCTGCAAGACTTGCTTGGCTTTGGGATGTGAGGAGGGGAATAGATGGAAAGCGTGACGCTTATTGAAGAGCAAATTCGTTCGATCAAGGCTATGCTTGCAGCGGGCGTTGTTGAGGAGATTGCAGTGGAACTCCATAAACAACTTACCCGCTGCATCGAATTGCACGCTATACTCACTCATCAAAAGTGAAAGTGAATGTTTCGTTGGACTCAGAAAGCGTCGCTCTAACCAGAGGGAACATGTCAGTTATGACATTTATGGTCTCTGACAATGCTTGAGCTTCGGATTCGTCAGACGCGACTTGTTGACCAAATACTGTCCCGATGGATGTGCACAAACGGAATCGAAAACTCCGTTTAGGCGTGGCCTCTGCAAAAGATGTGTCGTTCGCACCGATAAATCCGAGGAACCCTGAAACGGTATCTCTGGTGTCAAGGAGAAATATCCCATGTGCACCTGCTGCTTTGGCGGCCTGTGCGAACCTGGCGACATCAAAGAGATCTTTGACCTTCATGTCCATCATTATCACCCCCATCTTCTATGACATGGCCGAACACCAAGTCAATTCGATGGGGGTGATGTAATTCCTTTACAGGAGGTGTGCTGTCATGGAAGATGATATGAAGCTGTCCGAAGACGACTTGAGACTGTGCCTTGAAGCGTTGCATGGTTTCGGACAGTCCGTACAGAAGGCAATTGAGGCCGCTCGTTTATGGGGTGAGCAGTATCAAGCGATGATGCGCAGAGTTGAGGGACAAGAATGATTGCCCCTCTGCATGATACCGAACGAATTTTCGGTATGATGTGGATGGACAAGTTTTCCTCGTGGTAGAATGTGGGCACTAGGCATGTTGGGGTGATGATCTTGCATCGTGTCATCCAACCGGATTTGTTCACGGCCACAACGGTGGACCATGAGCTTTTCGTGGAAACTATACACCACATGTTTGAGTTGAATGGCTACCGCGTGGAGAGAGCGCCGAATCATTCGGGTTTTCAGATGATCATTCACAAGGGCCGCGAACATTCATTGGTCCGGTGCAAGTCTTGGGCGCCAATGCGACCGATTGATATGGAAGACATGGTCATATTCCATGCCCATATGAAGAACCTTGACCTAGACAGTGGTTGGTTCATTTGCATGTCTGACTTCGAGTTTAGCGCCCATAAATTCGCCATAGAAAACCGGATCGTTCCGGTGAACCGGAATGATCTGCAGAAGATACTCGAAGAGTCGAATATGCTGTGATGGGGGTAGCGGGGATGCGGAAATGGATGCTGATATCACTCGTTTGTCTATCATTATCTGGATGTGCATCGGCCACTAATAACAATTCTCTGACGACGAATAGTAGCCAAACCACGACTGATACATCATCAAGTGATGCTTCATCGTATTACAACTCTGTGAACGCCTTGATTTCTCAATTCAATCAGCAATTCAAGGCATATTCCGATTTCATCAAGGATTACAATGCGGGTCATTATGGGGTGACACAAGGTATAAATGAATTGGGGACCTTACAAACGCAGTTAGAGGGCGTCAAGACGAAGGCATTGACGATGCAGCCGCCCGATTCTATGGCAAGTGAACATCAAGTATTCGTACAGGCTATCACTGACTTAATGAATTCCGAGTCGGCATTTGAAGATTCGCTTTTGAACTCTGGAAACGCGTCAAAAGACATCGACAACGCGACACGATTTATGCAGAATGCCGGAGATGGAATTCAAAAGTACTTAAGCGATTTACAAAGCCAAATCAAGTGAACGAAGCATAATCGAAAGAGCCGATAAGGCTCTTTTTTATTGGAGGTGCGCACAATGGCTGACGAAACTCAGTCCGGAGTCGTGAATAAAGTCGCGGCCCGACTGACCATTGATATATCAGACTGGCAGGCCCAATTGAAGCTCGCGCAAGATGCATATGACCAGTTCAACTCCAACCTCAAGCAGGCTGGAAATGAGTTTCAGAATGCTTTCCGCGCACCGCAAAACGGGGCAGATATGTACATTCAGCAGGCCAATGGAGCGGTCCTTAACCTGAGGAATGCCATAAAAGACTTGAACACCCAATTCAAAGAAGGCTCCATATCGGCGAAGGATTTACTTGAGCAACTGCAGGGGTTACGCCAAACGTATGCACCCGCACTCGATCCATCAACCAGTGTCGGATTCATAAATGACCAGGCACTCCGAAACGCCATTGCATCTGCTGAAACCCAGCTTTCCAAATACTATGACTTCCAGATGCAGACGGAAATAGACATGAAGAATCGAAAAATGGCCGCGGATCAGGAATACATCGACTGGTGGGAAAAGGCGCTCCAAAAGCAGGAAGCAGACTACTATGCATCGGTCGATAGGCAGGTGCAACAGGTAAAAATGCTGCATGATCTGCAGTTGCAGTCAGCCCAAGAGTCATTTGCTCAGCTGGCGTCCATTTACGAACAGGACTATGAGCGGTTTGAGGCTGACATCAACAAGAAGATGCAACTGCTGAAGACCATGTATGCCTACGAAAAGGAAGCGGCCGCCCAAGAAAGTGCAGCTTCATCCATGGTCAACAAAGGCGCACCGGCTACGTTTCTTAGCGGGTCAACCTCTTCTCATTCCTCAGGTTTCAGCATATCCCCTGAGGAAATGGCGAAGGACATGCTGATGTTCGGTGCATTCAGTACCTTATTCGAGAGTGTCAAGCAAGGTATTATCGACGTGGAAAACTCCGCAGCAGGACTTCAGCAAGTGTTCGGAGATCAAGCTGACACCCAGCAAAAACTTAACGAGATCACCAATCAGTTCATAGAGATCGCCAAGGAATACGGTACAACTGTCCAAGATGTGACTGATGCCGGAAAGCTGTGGGCCCGGCAGTACAAGGATGTTGATACAGCGCTGACACTGACTAGGAACTCAACACTGCTTTCCATCGTGGACAATCTGAATGTAGCAGATGCCAATAGGGCTGTTGAGTCCAGTTTGCAGGCACTCGGCATGAAAATCACCGATGCCAACGACGCCTACACTAAGAGCATGAAGATCATCGACTCGTGGACGGCAGTAAGCCATGGCGTCTCAGTGTCTACTCAGGATCTGACTGATGGCTTTGAACGTGCGGCTGCAAGTGCCAAACAAGTTGGTCTCAACGTTGATCAATTGTCTGCACTGGTGGCTGCTGGCGTGCGTAACAGTGGTAGAACGGGTAAATCACTTGCCCCCTACGCAGCGTAAGCTGGTAGCGAAAACGCGGCTATATGCGGGAAACACTGAGTATCCTTTCGTACCTGTGTCTCGCCAACACGCAAAGGTAAAAATCGAAAGGTGCAGTCAATCCGCAGGGAAGTCATGGCTGACCCCTCAACGACTACATGCCGCGCCCCTGACTTATCAGGGTGATGATATAGTCTGACCCATATGGCGACATATGGAGCGGGTACTAATAATCCCGCCACGCGGAAACGCGGAGTAACAAAAGTGACAGTGGTAGGCAACATGTGGAAGTCTGTCCTCGATAACATTGCCAGTGGTTCTCCAAAGGTCGAAGCGGCATTCAACGCGCTCGGAATTAGCATGTATACAATCGGTGCCGACGGACAAAAGCAGTTGAAACCCATCTGGGATCTTCTACTCGAACTGTCCCAAGCGGCCGAACATGCGACTGTTTCGCAGACTGAATACTTTTCAACCATTGCTGGCGGCAAGTATCAGTTTGACACGCTCCGAGCCGCGGTGTCTGACCTAACGACCCTCCAGGATGCTTACAACATATCGGTGAACAGCACTGGAGAAACGCAGACGCTTGCAGCAGCAAAAATGCACACTCTCTCTGTTGAACTACAGCGGTTAAAGGACTCCATTTCACAACTCTCATACAACCTGGCGTATGGTTCGAGTGGAATTGGTGATGTCCTGAAGGGCCTTGTTGTAGGGCTCGATGACTTCATAAACGGTCTGCAAAAGGTGCCTACCTGGCTTGGTTGGTCGGCAGCAGGTTTGGCTGGAGTTCTGTTGGCTGGGAGAACACTCACCGGCGTTCTAAATACTTTGTCATCGTTGTTCAATGTGGTTAGGAATGGCCTTCAATTTTGGGCGTCGGCAGCAAATGCAGCCACTGCATCTGTTGTGAGTATGGCCGGTGCAACCACCGCGTTCACCGCCGATTTGGAAGCCAAGACCATCGCTACGCAAGCTGATGTTGCTGCCAATGAAGAAGAAGTTGTTTCATCTACCGCAGCAAGTGCAGCTATTGAAGCAGAGGGGGCCGCTGCTGAAACGGCTGCAGCTGGAATGATGTCACTGGACGCAGCAGCCGCAGGCATCACGATGGGTCTGAGCGTGCTCATCCCGATTGTGGCAGCTGCGACGGTTGCCATTGGCGCACACACGAAAGCGACGCAGGAAGCTGCACAGTCCGCCCAAGATATGTCGGTCAAACTCCAGCAAGAGATTGCCCAGGAGCAATCCAATGCAAACACGATGGTGAACAACATCAATACGATCCAGGGATTGAAGAAGGCATACGACCAAGCCAAACAGGCTCTCGACACTGCAAAGGAAGGTTCTCAGCAGTATAAGCAAGCACAGGCAGAACTCGCGGATATCCACGAGCAATTGACGGCCATCGTTGGTAAGTCAGCTGCCGATCAGATTATGGCCAGCAAAAATGTCACAAAGGCCATGGATGATGAGATCAGCAGCATGATCAACGACATGATCAAAGCGGCCCAGGCTCTGCAAGTGCAGGCAGACAATCAAGCGAAGCTGACGCAAGAGACTATCTCACAGTCGGAAGCGCGCATAGCGCAGTATGCACGGGAAGCGCAAGCACTGGAGTTGCTTGCTAAAACTGCTACGGATGCAACTGCAAATTCTCCGGCCATGGCAGATCTGCAAGGTTCAAAGGCGTTTGCTGATGATACCAGGGCAAAGCAACTCCAGTCCCAGATCGCGCAGGAAAAAGCCATCGAGCAGCAGGCTAAGGATGCCCTGAAACAGGCGCAGCAAAAGGCAAGTGACGCAGAGAATCTGGTGTCGCAACTCAAAAACATCCAGGCCCAACACAACGCCAATCCGAACGCAACGGTGAGCATGAGCATACCGGATCCGTTCGGCAGTGGCACAGCGCTGGGGACGCCGAGTAGCGGCGGTGGAGGTTCGACGAAAAGCGGGTCTGGCTCATCTAAGAAAAAGGCGACGGGCCCGACACATCAGGAACTGATGCAGGCATACCTCCAGCAGATAGACAATATCCAGAAGGGCGACGACTACTACCTGCAGCCCTATACGATGTCCGTGAACAACGCGCAGGCCGCGGTCACCAAGTGGAGCGATGCGCTGTCCACCGCCATGAACAACCTGAAGCAGAACATCACGGACACCAAAGCGGCGTCCACGGTCATGTCGGACTACACCAATGAGGTCAAGGCGTATAACGACCACATCAGCGCACTGTCAGCGGAGAACAAGGTGTTACAGGGTGACATCAATAATGTGAGCGAGAAGATCAAACAGGTTACTTCCGATTTCAAGGCCGGGAAGATTGACGGAGACACATACCATCAGTCCATCTACAGTCTGCGTCAGGAACTGGACCAGCTCACGCAGTCCTTGAACAGCAACAACGAGGCCATCCAGAAGGACAAAGACTCGATGGCGCAGGCGGCTGCGGATATTGAATCGCAGATCATCTCGGACTTGCAGTCTGCCTATGAAGATGAGCAGAAGAGTCAAGAGCAGATCCTGGAGGATTGGTACAACAATCAAAAGTCCATCATCCAAAAGGCGCAGTCGGACTTCGACACGTCCATCGACAATCAGATCAAAAGCCTGCAGGATCAAGCCACGGCAATCGATAACGTCACCAAGGCGCTGCAGGAACAGTGGAATGCACAAGATGAGGTCAATCAACTGCAGGACCTGCAAACTCAGCTGCAACAGGTCATGGCGGACACGCGGTATCAAGTTATCGACCAAAACGGTAATGTCCAGTGGACCTATGACCAAGAGAAAGCAGCCGAACTACAGCAGCAGATAGCGGAGCAGCAAACTAAAATCCAGCAAGATCAGCAACTACAGCAATTGAACGACCAGAAAGATGCCCTGGACAGTCAAGTTCAGAACCTGCAGGACTATAAATCGCAGATGGACCAGCAATATCAAGATCAACTCCAGACGTTGGACAACTACTACAATGATGCCAAGCAGAAACTGGACGACTACTGGTCATATCGTCTGCAACAGGATACGTTGAAGCAGGAGGCTGACAACCTCATCTTGCAGAATGGGCTGTCAAAGGCCCTAGACATCACAACCCAATTCGCTGGTCAGATGGTCTCTCAGTACAACTCAGTTACATCGGCCGCTCAACAGGCCGCGGCGGCAATGGCACAGTTGATGGGGCTGCAGAATGCTGGTGGCACGTCCATTGGGGTGTCCGCTCCATCCATCCCAACGGTTCCGGCGCCGTCCATATCCGTGCCAAACTTCACAGCGCCGACATCGTCCACCACGAACTCGACCACGATCAGCATCAGCAATGTGAGTTTGCCGAGCGTGACAGATGGTCAGTCATTTGTGCAGAGCTTGACAGCTTTTGTGCAACAGTTGGCGCAGCATGGGAGGAGTGGCTGATGATCACGGTATCATCCGACCTCTTGGCTTTGTACCAAAACGGAGGCATTTTTCAACGCAATATGAAGTTGCAGGTGCTTGACCGAAACTACAATGTGTTAGCTGAGTTCATGGATGAAATCTTTGACGGTCAGATCACGTGTGACAACTCTCGCAAGGCGGTCCGCAGCCTAGACATTAAATTGACCAACACATCAGGCCAGTTTACGTGGGGACCAGATAAGCTGATCTGGTTAGACAAGCTGTTCAAGGTCTACTATGGCATATGGGTAAATGGGGCATGGGAGTGGATACCGCAAGGCGTGTTCCCGTGCTCACTCCCCATTGCTACATCGGATGCTTCGGACAATTATCAAAATGAAGTTGAGTTTTCTGGCGGCGACAAGATGGACTACCTCGGTAAGTGTACGGATATCATCGTCGTCAAAAAGGGAACGGACATCGCAACCGCGATCAAGGCGGTGTTGAACGGCATTGAAACGATGTTCGCGCTCGATGACACTAGCAACCAGCAAACTGTTCCTTACGACATGTCCTGGCCAGCCAATACGGACTACAGCCAGATCATCAGCGATCTGGCCGGTATCATCACTTGGGAGATCTACTACGATGTGAATGGCTACCTGCGGTTGCATGCCCCTATTGACCCGACGACGACGGCGCCATTGCTGACGCTTTCTGCGCAGAACTCCGGATTCAACATATGGGCTGGAGCACAGAGGCAATGTGACGACTCGAATCTTGCAAACTATATCGTGGTATACGGTGGCTCATCCCAGGTGGCCACCGTTTCTTATGTGTTGCAAGACACGGATCCAAACAGTCCAACATCGATTCAGCGCATTGGAAAACGGGTGTACCTGCACAACGACGGCAACCCGGATCCCGTCATCACAACACAAGACTTGGCCATGTATCGTGCCCAATACGAGTACAAGAAACGGTTGCAAGTCGTGGAGAAACTGAACTTTAAGATGTTCCCGGTGCCGTTCATGGACATAGACGATGTGTACGAGATTATCGACGAAAACAACGGGACAAGCGGCAAGTACCAAGTGGTCAGTTTTACGTTGCCGCTCGGGGTCGATAACTCGTCATACCACACAGGATACCTATGGCAGGTGAGAAACTTTGCCCAATAGTGCAGAGTACATGGACGCCATACGTTGGCTGGAGCAGTATATCGATAACGCCATCGACAAGAGATTGCGTGACTTGGGAATACCACGGTTGTTGATCCCAGGTGTTGTGCAGTCAGTCACAACGAGCAATGGGAACACGTTCGCTAACGTCTTCCTGAACGGCTCAACCACCGCGGCCACGAACATACCGGTGAATCCTGATATTGCGGCGAACGTCACTGCAAACACGCCTGTATGGGTGATGTGCGTGAACTTCAACAACCTTGATATGTTCGTTCTCGCAAGGAAACTTGCATGATTAGGGGGTGATATTTTGACCGCGCCATACGCACCGTCACAAGTGAACATCTCAAACTTTGATGCCAGCCAAGCAGCCACGTTGACGTGGCTTTTTTCGTCGCCGGATTCAACCGTACACCAGGCGTCATACCGAGTGCAGATCTACAACAACTCGACGAACGCGCTCGTTCTCGACACAGGCACAATAACGACTACGATGCAGCAGTATACGATTCCGGCCAATACGTTGGTAAACCGAACCGTGTACAAAGTTCGCGTGATGTATACGGACTCGGTGGGGAATGCGTCGCCATGGTCAACATATGTGGTGTTCACCTGTTCATCGACGCCTTCGGTGACCATCACGTCGCCAACGGTTTCGCAAACGGTAGCATCCAATGTCGTGCAGGTGACAGCTTCCTATGCGCAGGCACAGGGAGTCCTGGAACAGAGTTATCGGATCGTGGTATATGGCAGTGACCAATCGACTATCGTTGCGGACTCTGGAACGTTGTTCAACACAGCAAACCTGTTCACCGTGAACGGCCTTAGCAACGGGAATTACTACGCTCAGGCGACCGTGACGAGTGCGGATGGTTTAAGTGCAACTTCTGCCAAAGTTCCATTCACAGTGGCTTATACCAGTCCGTCGCAGACGCCAAGCATCAGCGCAACCCCATTACCCGAGGCGGCAGCGATCAGGCTTGACTGGCACAATCCACAGGAAAATCCAGCCACGTATCTGGGGCCAGGGCCAACCTACAGGCAAGGCAAGTGGGGGCAGGCCATCCAAGTAGCTGCCTATGGGGAAAAGGTGTATTGGCAATTAACGGCGTTCGCGGAGTTCGTATATCTCAGTTGGTTTATCACCAATCAGGCATCGAATATGATGACCGCCCACCAAGTCATAGCACATCTCCACTCCAATTCACTGAACTTCATTCAACTTCGCTATGATCCGTCTGACTCGAAGTTCGTGTTGGAGCAGTGCATCAATGGTCGGTCCATAACAACAAAGTCAGAGGCGGTCACATTCTCTTCGGGAGCGCAAGGCATGGTCGCCCTTCGACAGGACGAGTCTACGATTGCTGCATTCGTTTGCATCGGTGGTGAAGTCTACAAAATCACCCCACAAGCATATACGGCCAATCCACCAAACACCTATGGTAAAGCGACGTATGGCAGCGGCACCTATGCGAGTTCGGTGTCTGGGACTGTGCAAGATCTAAACACGGTATTTGTGGGATGCGCACCGGCAGATGGACAAGAGGCCAACATGTTGTTTGATCAAACGTTGTTGACGGGGAAGCTGCTGACAGACAATGATATCCAGTCCATCTACCTGAACTCAATACAGCAGACTTACGATTACCAAACCATGTTCCTTGCAAACTTTGACGGAACTTTGGAAGGAGGCGATGTGTCCGGTACGGCCATCGATCATTGGCAGATCGTGCGGTTATACAACGGTCAGCAAAAACTGTTGGGAACCGTGCAGAAATCAGAAAACCCAACCCTGTCATTCGTAGATTCCACACCTTTAGCTGACGCCACATATCAGTACAACATTGTCCCATACGATGCAAACGGAAACTCCGGGCCCCCGATGATTGTTCAGGGGTCTGTTTCTTTTGATGGGTGGTGGTTAACGGATCCTGATACCGGCGTGTCGTTCCAGTTCTACCTGAATGTTGGTGATGTGGAGATCCAGACGAACTATGGACGGAACGAATACAAGACATTTGGGCGATATCCTGTGGTGGCGTACGCGCCGACGCGATACCGTACTGGAAAGTTGTCTGGATGGGTCGTGGATCAGTTTATGACGACGCAGACGCCCTATGAGCAATACCAGACGTTACAGAGCATGATTGATGCGCATAAACCGCTTCTGTTGAGGGGGGATGAAGGATGGGGAATGATGGTGGACTGCTACAGTCCCACAAATACCATCCCGACGCGCAACCACAAGCAGTACAACAAAATTGAGATCCAATGGACGGAGGTGGCCAGCGCATGACTACAAACTATCCAAACGGCATTGACCAGTTCCCGATTCACCAGGACAACGCAAGTGAGACCATCTTGGCCGGTACGATCAACAATCTGCAGGATGCAGTCATTGCGCTGCAACAGACGGTAGGATATGGAGCGACAAAGCCAACATCTACACCGACACCCGGTGCGATTGTCAAGTTTGATGAGAACGGTCAATTGACTATATCACATGCCTCCACTGCTGATACAGCTACCAATGCTACAAACGCAACGACCGCCGCTAACGCTAATCAGCTAGGCGGCCAACCACCAAGTTATTATGCTGCGGCCAGCAGTGTGCCCAATACTGGTAGTCAGACGTTCACTTCAAGCGGAACGTTTACCGTACCTAATGGTGTCTACCGTATCTTCGTCCAACTTTGGGGCGGCGGTGGTGGCGGTGGCAGTGGTTCAGCGGGGTTTACAAACTCAGGTACGACTAAGTACTACAGTGGCGGAGGAGGCGGCGGCGCGGGTGCCTACGCAGAAGGTTGGATCTCCGTCACTCCCGGACAACAGATTCCGGTAACTATAGGGTTAGGAGGTGCAGGTGGTACACCAGTCTCAGTGTCAACCATCGGGGCAACGCAATCTGGCAATATAGGGACGAATGGAGGTAATACGGCTGTAGGAGGTTTAATAGCACTCGGAGGTGCGGGTGGAACACAAGGTATGGCGTCTAGTTCCGGGTCCCCTGTAACGTCCGCAGGTGGCAACGGCGGTACGTACACTGCACCTATAGGAGTCAACGGAAATGCGGGTTCAGGCTCAACTACAAATTCGACAAACGTATGGACGCCGGGTGGCAACGGCGGTTCTTCCAATATGGGGTCTGGAGGAACCGGTGGAACAAGTATCAACGCGAACGGCGCAGATGCAACGAATGTAGCGGCCGGAGGCGGCGGAGGCGCTTCTTACTTTTCTACTATAACTAGTGGAAGCTCTGGTAAGGGCGGAAACGGCGCGAATGGGAAAGTGGTTATCTGGTATTAAGGAGGCATGTAAATGGTACTAATTGAGTACGACCAAACGGGGAAGTTGACCAACATAGCGGTGGCCGATCCCGATCTAGATCTGACACATTTCCCACCGAATGTTGCGCTGATAGATGAGACGACAGTGCCGGGTCTGCTGCAAAACTGGACGTATGGAGTGTACGATCCGACGACGAAGCAGATCACATTTCAACTTCCTCCTCCGCCGAGTGAAAGCGAATTGTTGGTCCAAGCACAACAAGCCAAGATCGCTGAACTCCAACAGTCTTTCCAATCATCACTGCTGGCCGGGTTCCAGTCCTCAGCAGACGGCAGCCAACGTACCTACGGGTTCTCGCAGACTGACCAGCAACACTGGGATTGGCTACGAGGTATGGTGCTGTCAGCGAAGGCGGGGAATACCGCGGCACAGAATTCCTTCCCGTTGCAGGTCAAGGATACGGAAGGAAACCGCATAAAGCTGACTGTAGATCAAGCCGACCAACTCTGCACGGACGCCCAAACTTTTTATCTTAACAACTATATGCACTGGGACAGCTTGGAGCAGCAGGTGCAGGCGGCGACGACGGTGGACGCGGTCAACGCGATCAGCTGGTAGACTAGCACCCCTATCAAGAAAGGAATTCGATAGGATCACTAACCCCAACTCTATGTTTTCTTGCGCCCCTACCGATTTGGTTTTCCGGTAGAGAGGATAGGCGTTTTTCAATAGGCATGGTAGTCGATAGGCCAAGCGGCCTATTTTTTATGCCCAAAAATGGAGGTGAGGCCATGGTCATACCGCTCGTCGGTGACCTGCTGCTCGTTCGTGACTCGGACCTCGTGAGCCGCGCAATCGAGGAGATCACGCATAGCCGATACTCGCATGTGGCCGTGGTCACCGGTGCGAACGAGTTGGTCGAGGCGCAGGGATTCCGTCGCGTCGGCTATCAGGATGCCGGAGTGTACGCTGGGAAGGCCGACCTGTTCCGTTGCGACACTCTTACGGTCGAGCAGCGATGCCGAATTGCGGCGGCCGCAAAGCTGCGCATCGGCCAGCACTACGACTACTGGCTGCTCGTAATCGAGTGGGTACGGTATGCGCTCGGCATCGTGCTCCCGTGGCGTGAGCGCCACACCGTGATCTGCAGCACGCTGGCTGCGGATGCGTACCGGGTGGCTGGCGTGGAACTGTGCCCGAAGGTGCGGTACCCGGCGCCGGCAGACGTGGCGGAGTCACAGTTGCTGAGAAAAGTCGGCCCGTGGTGACAGCATGAAGCAATGGGAAAGGCGGTGGAAGGGTGGAACAAGGAGTCACGATAGGACTTCGCGAGATTTACGACCGTCTTTTGGAGGTGGGCTCCAGCGTGCAACGTATGGACGAGCGACTGCAGCGGCTTGAACAGGGCGCGCAAGATACAGAGAAGCTAGAGGAAGTGAGCCGTACCGCCCTCCAGACGGCACAGACGGCACTGGAAATCGCAAAGGAGACCAGGGAGCATCAGACATGGTTATGGCGTACAGTCGGCGGCGCACTCATCGCAGGAGCGATTGGTGCGTTGTTTTTTATCTCGAAAGGAGGCGGTTGATTTGCCAAGCATCCAGTGGATCGGCAGCCCAAACTTCTACGCCGGCCGCATGGGCTACAAACCTGCGTTCATCGTGGATCACGTGATGGACGGGACTCTCTCTGGAACGGACTCATGGTTCCAGAACTCGTCCAGCCAAGTCTCCGCGCACTACGGTGTGGGCAAGGACGGCAGCATCCATCAGTACGTGAAAGACACCGATACCGCCTGGGCCAATGGACAAGCCAACAGGCCAACGTGGGCTCTGTACTCGCAGTTCGCAGGGCACCTCAACGCCTCCAGCATCAGCATAGAGCATGAGGGCCAGCCGGGTGACGGGCTGACGGAGGCGCAGTACCAGGCCACGCTGTGGCTGCATCGGCAGCTTATCGCCAAGTGGGGCATCCCGGCGGATAGGCTTCACGTCATCGGGCACAACGAGATCGACTCGGTGAACCGCGCGGATTGCCCTGGCCCTAAGTTTCCGTGGGACAGGCTGATGCAAGACCTCGGCGCCAAACCGGCAGTGACTACGCCGGCCGCTCAACCAGCGCCGCAAGGAGGTGA